GGGGTATATATGCAGAAAACGCCTCAATTTCCCCATCAGTCACACTAGTAACATCCGTAACATGATCTACATCACACACCCTCTAGAACGCGTTGTAACCCACCTAGAACGGACGAAAAAATCGGCCTAGGCATGGACACACACCCACCTATGCCGATCGCTTCTAGGGCCCTTACAGCGCGTCTGAGGGCCGTCTGAGTCGGCTGGGTCCGGTGCTGTGTCTCGTGGTGGCCGACTGCGTGTTTGTGGTCCACGTCACATCAATTTCCGTGAGGCGCATCACAGCCGGCGCTTGTCAAGACCCTTTTATGTGGCGTTGGTCACGCACCCAAATTAACCGATCGGTTAAATGGGGCGCATCACATTCGCGGTTTGTCAAGATCGAGCGAGCGTGGCGTCGGTCACAAACTGTCCCTAAATTAACCGGCCGGTCGGTTGGTGACCAGGCTCACACGAAACCGGCTTGACGCGGGCCAGCACTAATGCCACTATTAACCCATCACCACAGAGGTGATGGACCAACCCAACAGAGAGGAACAGAAAGATGATCACTCAGGTGAACCCCAACGACGCGACGGCCGCCTACACGTCCCGCAACGATGCGGTGAAGGCGATCCGGGATATCATCGCCGAGGCGGGCGGCGACGTCGATGACTACGGTATCGACGCGATCGCCGACGCCGTCCTGGGTCGGCAGGGGCACGGGTACATGACCCGATTTTTCATCGCCTCGGAGGACGATGAGTTCTGGGCCGCCGTGACCCAGAACACCGTTCGGTAATAATACCGGTATACCCTGCGCTAGCGGGGATGGGCGGCGATAATGCCGCCATGAAGAGCATATAGACAGGAGGAAATGAAATGTATGCTCTCTATTCTAAGCCGCGGGACGCTTTCATCGTGAACTGGCCGCGAAACAAGACGGCCGAGGATATCACGCGGTATCTGGCGTACATGCGGGACTGCCCCTACAACTGGGACGTCAAGGTGGATCGTAACTGCGGGGCTATCAGTATCACGCTGGACACGGGTCTGGACAGTCCCGCTGTGGCTCAGTGGGGGAAGTCGATCAATATCTCTAGGTCGGGTCACTGGAACAACTGCGTGGAGGCGGGGCCCGATGATGAGATCGCGTATGCGCCGCGCGGTAGGCGCGTGGGGGTCGTCCTGGACACTGAGGATCTCGATGATCTGCGGTATCTGGCCGATCGCGGCCACACTGTGACGGTGCGTCCGGATGGTGTGATCGTGGATCGGGAACACTACTCCGCCTATATCCTGCGGGATGAGGATGGCGTGATCTCAGATCTGCCGTATGGCGACCCTCACGACTACGCCATCGCTAAGGGCCTCGTCTGTGAGCTGCTGCCTGAGGATGAGTGGCGCTGATAGTGGGTGCGAATAACCCCGGGACCGAGTCGGTCCCGGGGTTATTCATGTGTGCGGTCAGCTGCCGGCGGCTGCGAGTCTCTGTGCGGCGGCCTTGTATGCCTCTGCGGTGACGGTCATGTCATAGGCGCTTTCGTGTATGGCCTCCATGATGTTGTAGAGGGTCGTGCTGGAAACCCGCTGGTTCGGGACACCGATTTCTGCGAGTGCGACTGCCTGAGGGTATGAGATCTTCTTGCAGGAATGTCCGTTGAGCAGGTATCCGATCTCATTCTCATCGGTTAGGATCTTCATTTCGTCTTCCTCCTTGGAAATGATTTCAGCGGTATTCTCCGTGTATCGAAGAATGTAGTCCCATGGGTGATCGTAATATTCTGTGACGCGGGTTTCCTGTCCGGTCTGGTCGCCCGGTCGGCCGTTAATGATATCGCCGTTCTCGTTGATATTCGCTTCTGCGAGCATGCCGTCGCCCAAGTATACTGCGACGTGACTGCCGGGGGACAGGAGGATATCTCCGGCCATGAGCGGCGGGGAGGCGAGTGTCCAGCCGCGTACTGCGAGGGCTGGTAGCAGGTCGTGGGTCGAGTTGGCGTCGCCGGTATCGAAGCCGGCCTCCTGGAGGGTGTGGATCACGAGGCTGGAGCAGTCGGCGTCGCCGCCGTCATAGATGTTCCATCGCGTGTCCTGACCATATCCGAGGTCGCTGCTCTCGCACCACCATCGCATGCGCGCGATGAAATAGTCGAGGTCACTCATCGGTCTTGTCCTGTGCATTCCCGATGGCGATTCCGAGGATCGCGGATACGATGAGATTGAGAACCTCAATGATATCCTTGTCAAGGATTCCGCGGGTTCCGAGGATCGCGGTGATGGCGATGGCGACGGTGTAAATCGTCTTGCGCTGGGCGGGCGTGAGGCCGCCGGGCTTGAATACGTGCTTGCCCATTATTTGAGGAATATTCCTTTCAGGATCGAACGGGTTTGGGGGCTATCGAATCTCATGCGGCCGTGGCGGAATTGCGTGCGGAGCATGACCATGATTTTATCACTGTAGGATACCTGTACCTCACCTTCGCGCAAATCGTCGTGATCGAACGCCAATCGTGGCAGGTCCGTCTTCGGGAGCCGTTTCTGAGCATACCACAGATCTTTGTGTGTCCAAATCGAGAGCGACCCCTCGGGTAGTCTCAGTATGATAACGGGCGTGGCGCCGGCGGGTTTATCGTCCACCCAGACATTGGTGTAGTCGGCGAAGCGATTATCAATGGAGTATGCGGCTCCGACGGGATCCATTGATTCGAGGAATCGGCCGAATCGCGTTTCACGCACGCGCGAACTGAAGTTCGCGGAATTGACGAACTGGCAGACCACGAAACCGTCGCCCCGCGTGACGAACTCCTTCCCGCACGGTTCGATATTCCATTTAATGAAATAGGGATTATCAATGCTCACGGCGTTGGCGAGCATGAGTACGCGAGTGCGGTCCTGCCAGCGGTCCACAGTGCTGTAGAAGGATAGGAGTGCGTCCACTTCGGCGGGGAGGTATCGCACGTATCCTTTCTCAATGATGAACTCGTCATAAATGATCCGCGTGACCTTGGGATAGGACACGGACTTCATTTTCTGGGCCGTGGAGAGTGCCACGAAATAGCCGAACGTGATCCATTTCCGCGCGCCCCTCTCCTTATATTGCGCCTCGCCGCCGTTGACTCGGAAATTGTGGCGCGGGTATTCGTGGGCGACGTCGGCGAAGAATGTCTGAGTGGTTCGCATCTCTGTTTTGTAGCGGCGCAGGTAGACGAACTCTTCGCCCTTCTCAATGGCATTCTTCATGACCATGAGTTTGGCGCCGTAGGTTTTGCCGACGCCGCGGGCGCCCACGACCATGTTGAATACCCCGTTGCGTGAGAGCAGATTTCCGAAATCATAGTAGTCAGACATATCGCTTCAATTTCCATTCGCATCCGGTGAAAAGTGACGTGGCGGGCGATGGCCCGTTGGGGCCCATTGCGCCGTCGGGTCCGCGCATTCCGACGGACAGGTCGGTGGCGGTTTGGGGGCAGTATTCTATGTGGCCGCCGCCGCTCCACCATCGGCAGACGATCAAATCGCCCTCCTTGATCTGGGACACGGCGTTGAATGTCCCCGAACCTTGGGCGACTACATAGCCGGTAGGGGAATCCCAAATTGCCGCCGTGCCATTGGGGTCAATATCCACACCCAAATATTTCATCATGAGGTACCAGGTCCATCCGGAGCAGTCGGATACGCCGGACTGGTCGGGATGAAGTCGCGGCTGATACCATTGGTGGTAGACGTATTTCCCGAGCGTGGACAGCGCCTCCTGGGTCATCCTGTGGATGCGCTCGTCGGCTGTGCCGCCGCCGCCGCCGCCGGGCTGGCCTCCGGTGCCGGGCGGGGCCTGTCCGGTGCCGATGCCGGTGGATCCCGTGTGGATCGCTTGGGATGTGGATATCTGCCAGTGCTCTCCTGTGGGTGTGGGGCTGGCTGTGATGGTGCGCCCGTCGGCGTAGTGGAGAATTAAGTTGGAACCCGATTTACTGACGTAAAGGGGAAGTTTATTCTTCTCCAATTTCACTTGATCCTTCGGGGATTTCCCGCCTGAATCGTCGCCCGGTTTGTAGCCGGCGCCGGGCTGGCTGCCGTCGCCGCCCGTGATCTGGACCCCATTTGTCTGGAGGTTTCGGATCATGGGGACGGCCGTGTCATAGCGGCCGGGTACGGCGGCGTATTCGCCTTCGGCTTTTACGGCGGCGAACATTGAATCGAGTGTGGCAGGGTGGCCGGCGCCTTCAGCGAGGCGGGTCAGGATGCGCGCGTAATTTCCCCAGCGGTGCATGACCACTATTAGGAGCATGCACGCCTCGGTCTCGGTTTCGGGGTCGAGGCCGAGTTCGGCGCACCGGGGAATATAGTCATTTGTCAGGTCCGTTTCCATCTGGGAGTCTTGGATTTGGTGGCCCGTCTGGGATGCGAGTGCGCCGGATAATGCCGCCCGGTCCGCTGAATTGAGGTATTGGTATTTGCGTGCGGAAATCGTCCACGAGTCCCGGCCCTGGGCGAGCCAGGAATTGACCGTGGCGCCGAAGTCCGTGCCCGCGGGGAATCTTTTCAGCAGGTCATATGCGCGGCCCTGGGTCCACTGCCCGATGCCCAGTGAGAGCGTGTCCGGCGCGGTAATCGTGCCATAATTGCCGGACGCCTCCACTTGCGCGAGTGTTGCGATGATGCAGGCTTTATGCTGCGCGTCAAAAGCCATGCTTACTCACCAAATGCGCCATGTGGCGTTCACGTCATAGTACTCCCACTGGGCAAGTTGATCCCGGCACGCGAGTTGTCCCTTATCATTAACATAAACGACCCTAGGGCTGCGGTCGCGACCGTACACGGTGAAATACGCCGACTCATAGGGTGTTGCCCAGAGCGGCAGATTCATGAGCACGCTGTCATATCCGGCGGTGGCGCCGCCGACGCGGAAACTTCCGTCAATGGTGACGAAGTGGTGGAATCGGCTGACGCGCAGATAATTGAAATTACGGTCCACCTTATCGGTGCTCTGCGGGTAGAGATTCTCCCAGCCGAAATTGCGCCAGGTATCCCCGCCGTAAATGTAGCGCTGGATGTACATGCGGGCCTGCGTGTAGCCGGCCTCGGTGAAATGCACGCCGCCGCCCGGTTCATTAGTGGCGGAGGATTCTCCGGGCGTGGCGTAGAACCACGACTGCGAGCCGCGGATGATTTCGACGTCGAAGGGCAGGCCGGCCCGGTCGGCCTCGTTCTCGCGCGCGCTCGCGGAATGGGCCGTCTGGACCGACTTATTCATGGGCGACGTGCTCAGGAAAACGGGGATGACGATGATCCTCGCGTTAGGAAAATTATTCCGGATGAGCCGGAAAACCGTGCCCGCCTGGCTTTCCACATTATTGTTCGCGCGAATATCGTTGAGCATATCGGCGACGAAGAAATAGCCGGTCCCGCGTCGAAGGTCCTCAGACATATTCGAAATCGCGTTCTGAGTCTGATAAAGGAAAGACGAATTGGCGGAGGACGTGAATCCGCCGCCGCCGATCGCGAAATTATGGTGCGCCCAACCGAAATGATTGCACAGATCCTGCGTCCACCTGTCATTCACGGTCGCATTCGAGGACCCGATGAAAACCGCCCTGTCCCGCGTGTGCGGGGCGTAAAGCCGGGCGCCCTCCTCCCGCGTGGGTCGCTGGGATATCGAGATGCGCAGCTGCTCGTGGGCGGCGTCGGCGGCGCTCGCGGCGTCGGTCTGCGCCTGGACTCGTGCGGTGCGCTCGGCCTCTATGAGTGCGGTGAGGGCGTCTCGGAGCCGGCTGGCGCCGGCCGTGGTGAGCATGCTGATGCGCACCTGGGGGTCGGCGGTCGGTGCCGTGGCGTTATCGCCGGTCGCGTCGGTCTGGAAATGCGCCGTAATAACCTTGGACTTGAACTCGGTAATGAAATCTTCTGTGGCCTTGTGAAGGTCGGCGATTTCCTTCTTGCGCGCGTCGATATGCGCGTCATATTCGGTGAGGTTCGCGGCGACGTCCTTGATGAACTTGTCAACAGTATTGTTCACGTCCTTGATAATATCGTCGATGTCGTCGCCGAACTTATTGCAGTAATCAATTACGTCGGATACGGCGGCGCGTACCTTCTCGAGTAGCTCGAGGTAGGTGTATCCGTCGGTGCGCGTGAGCGGGACGATGTCATTGACGCGCCTGGGGCGGATGAAATAATTATCGGGGATGAGCGTCATAGTATTGGTCCTCTCACCAATAGGTCGGGTAGCGGTCGGTGAATGTACTGTCAAGGCCCCAGACGGACAGGAAGAGCCCGGACAGGTCCTCTACGATCATCATATCAATATTCGCGATGGTCGCACGCCAGGCGGCGATCATCTCGGCCGCCGGCCTGCCGCGACCCGTGGTGCGCGTGATATTGTGGGATTCGTCCTCGCCCGTTGAGGCGGTATTGGTGCGATTATCGCCGGTGCCGGTGTTTTTCTGGGTGCCCGTGGCGCGAGAATCGCCCGACGAATTAGTATCCACGGCGCTCGTGGCGTAATCGGCGTTTCCCGCGAGCCGGGATTGGGGCGCCTCCGAATTGACGGCCCGCGTCTTCGAGGCGGTGTCAGTATTGGACGCGCTCTCTTGCGAGGACTCATCCTTAGTCGTGGTGCGCGAGTCCAGCCCGGATTTATTACTGGCGCGCCCGTCCGACGCCACCGTCATATCCACGTCAGCCATCATGATCTCGGCGTCGGGCAGAGTTTTCGCGTACTCGCAGTAGAAAGGCATGATCTCACGCATTTTCGTGCGCAGACGCCGGATGAATTGATCGGAGGTCTCATGAGCGATCTCATGATACCAATAATGGTCAATGATTTTGCCGTTGAGCGCGGCCCGGTGCCCCTCATCCCAAATCGGATAATCGGACAGCGCGAGCCCGGCGACGTCGCAGACCTCAACGATCTCACGCAGTTCGAGCGTGTACTCGCCCATTAGATCTCATCCTCCTGAGGCGCCCACTCAACAATAACGTCGAGTCCGTACTTCCTGTTGATCTCCCGTGCCGCATCGCGGCGCGGGCCGATGCTCACGGTGCGCATCATGGCGACCTGTCCCATGCTGCCGACGGCCTCTTCTACCACCATTCTTTCGCGCTTATCGTCATTCACGTTTTTCACGCCCAGATATGTGAGGGCCTCGTCCCAGACGCGCGATTTCGCGGCTTGAATATCGGCAACGGTCCCCTTCTCCAAGCGCATATCCAGGACCTGGGCCCGCTCACCGAGCGCCGCGGGCCCCATGGCGTCGGTCGTGAAAATGACGGGGTCGCCGTCGGCGACGCTGCGGAAAGCATTGATCATGCTCACGCGCTCATCCTGCGAGGCCGAGATGATGTAGGGATGGCGCAGTGCGAGCGCGGTCACGTCGAATGTCACGTCGATTTCCGCGAGACGCTGGGCGAAGATCATGATAGCGTCGAGTTCGGGAGTGCGCGTACGGTTGCCCCAGATGGGGATGCAATCGCGTCCGGAGATCACCTTATTGACCATGGAATTGCCGTACACCTGAAAATCGGTCGGATTGTCATACATATTGACGACGCCCGCGGGCGTGGCGGTGAGGCACATGAATCGATCATAATCCGCGTCGAAATAGAAGGCCGCCAATCCGTTGCGGATGAGGGCCTGCTCAAGATAACGGACGTCAATCCCGGGCGGCATATTACGCCATTTGAACCGCGCCAGCGCCATGTCCTCCAGCAGGCGCGTGTACATGGTGACCATGACGTCGCGGCGCGACGCGGAATTATCTACAGAAAGAGGCTTGCCGAAATTGTCATAGATATTATTCTTGACGTGGTCGGGGCGCTTGCGCCTGCCCATCACTGATCACTCCAATCCTTCAGTGGCCTGTTCTCACCGTAATCCATATTCCCGATGTGCGCCTTATTCCGCCACACCGTGACGCCCTGCTCCAGTATACCGCAGATCGTCGCCCGGAAAGACTCCGGGCAGGACTGGGAAGTGCACGTCACCTCAAGACACTTCCAGTACGTGAAATGCGTCATGCACAGGAAATCAACGGGGAGCCGGGCGAAAACATTCGCCGCCTGCCCGTACCTCAGCCAGTACTCCCCGATGGTGCGCATCGCCCCATCCGGGATCGTTTTGATCTTCGCCACGAGCTTCCACTGGTCCGCCGCCAGGACGAATGCCTCACCGCCCACCTGACCGGACGTCGTCGGTTGAATGAGCCGCGCATCCTGGGTCTTCGCATTGATTCCCGCGATGGCGGACTGATAATCCCCGCGCCGCGTCGCGTTCGCCAATTCGAGGTTCATGTCCCGCTGTTGGTTCCCGGACCGGGTTTGAATCGCGTTGATCGCCGACGCATTTTGCTGGGACAATTGAGTGAGCGCGTTCCCGGCCTCATAATTCACGTACCCGGAAACACCCTGGGTCACGGCACCGAGAATATTCCCGCCTGCCAGCGAGCCCACCATTCCGAGCCCAGTATTAGCGGCGTTTTGAATGTTGCGGACATGCTGTTGCTGCCCCATATTCGCGTTGCTTTGGTTGGTGATCGCCGCCGAAGTGGCAATATTATTCCCCGCGATATTGTATGCGGTCTGTGCGGCCATCTGCGCCTTCGCCTGCGACCAGTCCGCCGCCTGATACTGATAGGCGATCGAATGCGCGCTGGACGCCATATAGGACAGGTACCCGTTATTGAGCACACTGAAAGTCGGCAAGTTAGAAATGCCGACCGCCATGTCCAGGTACTCGCCCGCGTCGTCGTCAAAATTACCCCACTGCGTCTTCCGGTCACCATAGGACATGGGGAAGAACATGATCCGCGGATTGGGCGGCACGGCGTGGGACAATTGCGTGACTCGCAATGACGGCGATCCGAAAAGTTCGGGCTTGAGCACGATGGGCGTCGCCGTGTACGTCGTCAATTCGATCGCCGCGTACGGGTAGCAGGCGAACTTCATGAACCTCCGGTACCGTTCGGGAATTGTGCTGCGAATCCAGTGCACGAGATCGCCGGCGAAATCAATATCCACGCGGACGTGCTGCTCCTCCCCCGAGTTCACATTCATGGAGTAGAGGCACGCGGGGCCGGCGCCGCCGTTGAGTTTCTGCGGATTCTGTGACAGGAACACGTGCTTGAAGATCGCCGACTCCGGTACCATGGTGATGGAGATGATGCCCTGGGACACCCACGGGTAATCCTTCAGGTGGGTGATCATGGGTGAGAAATCCTTCATCTTCACCGCCCAGATCTCGCACCCATTGGGCAGCATCTCCGCACTGGAGCCCGTCGCCGTCTTGAGTTCCGGCTTATCCACGGTGCCGTACGCGGTCGTGAGATTAGTGGTCGCGCAGATGACGACGACGGGCGCGGGATCCCCGCCCAGAGGGTCGGCCAACGGTTTGCGCATGAAATCGCGCGTCACATAATCGGAGCCCATGTCCAGTCCCTCGGCCACCGTGAGCCGTTTCCGCATGTAATCGAGTGCCACGGCGCCGTCGCCGGCCGGCTGGCATGCCTCGACGAAATGCGAGCGCTCGATATAGCAGCGGCCCATTTTCACGGTGCGCACCCACGTCTGCCACACGTCCAGCTGCAGGGTGATCTGCGTAGTCCCGGGCGCGACGTACTCCACGGACGTGATGAAATAGAAATACATCTTCGGGCGGGCGCCGCCCTCACGCCCGTTCCGGACGACGCAGTAATTGTACTTCGAGGCGTCCGTGAAAGACGTCGGAATCCGCACGGGACGCCCGTGCGCGCAATACGTCATGGCCGTGATCTCAATGCTGCGGCCGTTCGCGATGATATCGCGGAAACATTCCTCGTCGGATTTGTACCAGACCACGTTGCGGTAGCCCATGTCCCACGGCACATTACACAGCGTCACAGTAGTGCCGGGCGTCCAGGTGGCGTATGAAAAATCAAGCCCGAAATCGCCGGGATCATTAACCGGGTCAAAAGCCGAAGACATTCGATAATCCTTTCCCGGGCGCCCGGGAAATAATATTCCCGGGCGCCCGCGAAATCGTCACTCCTTGATCGCCTTCGCGATCTCGACCTTGATCGACGCATTCTTCTCGCTCGGGGCGGCCTGAGGATTATCCGCGGGCCTGTAGGCGAGAGACGCCACGATCGTGAGCGAACCACCCTTCTCCGACGGGGAAATCGTGAGCACGCCCTCATTATCGATCCGCGTCTTCGAGGACAGATTGTATCTGACCTCGAAATCAATACCCCACTCGAAACCATCGCCCCCGGTCACGGGAGCGGACACGACAAGCGTCTCCCCCGGCACCGCGCCCGTCGCCGGCACATCCGAGCCGTCCAGCCGCTTCACCGTCAGCGCGCCCAGGACCGGCGCCTTCGGGGCGGCCGGGATCACGGTCGCAGTTCCCGTCGTCAGCATCACGCACGGCGCGAAACGCGACGCCGAAATGATCTCGTGATGGTGCAGGAAATAATTCGTCGTGAGCCCGACCGGATTGATCTGCGAACGCGTCTCGATGAGCGTGTCCGCGACCATGAAGAAATCGCGCGTCGTCAGAATCGCCTGACACTCAGTGATCCCGAAGCATTCCTGTGGGATCTGAATAATCCGCGACGGCGCGTCCGCCCGGTCCATATTGAACGCCGCGGCGAGCGCCTCCACGTCAATATTCGCGACGAACTCCGGGGACGCGAAGATGACAAGATCCTCGGGGGACGCGAAAGTCGGCATCCTCGCGGGATTATAATTGGTGGACAGGAATCCCAGCCGCCCGGCCGTCGCCCGTAGGACCTTGAGCGCAGCCCGGGCATCCTCGGCCGTCGCGCTCAGCGGCTGAAGATTCGGCGACTTGACGCGGAAAATACTCGCTGTGGAGTCCATGACCTTGAAAAGAGACGTCATGAGCAGGAACTCGTCCCACTGATCCGACGTCGTCGGCGCGGACATGACCTGGGAGACGAACGAGGAGAGGCCGCCGTCCTCGAGGAACGCACGGCGGAGAATCGCCTCATTCACGGTCACGGGATAGTAATTCTGGCGATTCACCGTGTGAAATGCGGAGCGAACGTCCAGTCGCTTCTGCCCGAAGATCTCGCCCTCAAGATAATCGCGCTGAGGAGAGTACTCGCGCGCCTCGATAAGACCCGTCTGGATCTCCTCGATCTGCGATCCGTGCACAATATTGCCGCGCTTGAAAACGGCCAACGGATTCGTCCAGATGTTATTCCGGGCGACCACGAGGCCGATTCGGTTGACGAGCGCGTCGCAGAACTCATTGTAAAGGGGACGATAGCGCGTCAGCGTGCCCAGGACCTCCGAGACATTCGCCTGCGTGGCCGCCGGAATACGCCGCTGATAATCAAACGACGCCCCATTCCGAATCGCGTTCAGTACATCTTGGTTGTTGGCGTCAATGATAACGCCGGGATTGCGTCCCACGATCACTCATCCTCCTTGAAAAGATCATCCACAGTAATGGTCTCCGCCCGTTCATCCTCGCCAGCCCCGGAATCTCCCGAATCGGCCGGGGAATCATCCCCCACGCGCACGAGAAGGTCATAATTCCGGGCCTTGAGGTCCCCGATCTCCGCCAGGAGCGCGGCATTGGCCGCCTCCAGCTCGGCCACACGGGCGCCAGCCGACTCGGCCAGCTGTGCGCGCTCACCGTAGGCGGCGGTCAAGTCATCATAAATACTCTCAGGCGGGGAGTCGGACTGCAGTGCTGCGATGAGATCTGAAAACTCAGCCATCACATTTCCTCTCAAATAAAAGAGCGGGACGGGGAATTGAAATCCAATTCCCCGTCCCAATATAACACAGAATCACCCGCGCGCAGTAGCGGCAGGGGCCTGCGATCACATCCGTCGAGCACCTATCACGGCGAGCCGATCTCGACGGGGCGCCTACTGCGCTTCGGAATCCTGCGAGAAAAGAGTATCACAATCCTCCCATCCGCGGGCCAGTGCCCAGTCTCGGATCGCGTCACGCACGATTGACGCGATGCTGCGCCGCTCGCGCCAGTGCATGTCGTCCACATAATCGTAGAGATTGCGCGGAATAGTAGTGGAAATATTGCACATCCGGTCCTCAGTCACGATGATCTTCCTCTCACTGCGGCGTATGTGAAATAAGTCTCTCGGAGGATCACGCCGCCCGGAATCCTCTTCGGGACTAGTTTACCGCCCCAACATTGATCGCGCAACATGTCAATGGGGGAGATTTTGTCTCCCAGGTGGCGGGGCAGGCCGGCGATGTGGGTATCATTAATGCCGTCTTTACTCTCACAGTATTGCTTTGCCCGGTTGAAAACCGCACTATCAAAGTCGCTCTCATGCGCCCACGCACCCAACCGCGTCGGATGCACATCCGCACCCACAGGATCCTCAGCGCCCAGAAGATGCAGCGAGTCAGTATCCGCGTAGAGGAAGCGATCATAATTCTTCTGCGCCGTCCTAATAGTATAGTCCCGAGCCCATGACGTCACAAAAACCGCCAACACCGTATAAACCGGCTCACGCGTCCTCGCCCTACCCTGCACGAGACGCACGGCACCATCCTCCATCACGGGCACGCGACCCGTCGCATCGGTGCCACTGCCGAACTTCCCGTACAAAGAATTAAGGTACAGTTTCGCCATGGCCCGTTTCCCGCCCTTGGATTCGGCCTTGATCGCGCCCCATTTATCAATATAAGAATCGAAGAACCCCCGTCGCGACGCGAACCGCCAGCCACCATCCCAAGCGTAAACCTCAATATCGTACTGATCATTCCACAGCGCCCAGTCCACCGAAGACACGCTGAAAGTCGTCGGCTCCACGATCTCATCGGCATACTCCGACGACGAACCACGAAACCCCGACCTCACTTGAATGCACGGAATATGATCTGGCCTGATCCGCGCAGTCAGCGTCACATGACCCACCCACAGACCATCCGACGGCGGCCCGCCCTCGAAACGCACCGGCACACCATAGGGGAGCGGCCGCTCGCGCATCACATACGGGTACAAAGAATTAACGTCATAAACCGACCCATTCTCAACCAGCATCCCCGCCGTCCGCCGATCCGCGTACGTAAAACCGCCCCTGTATGCGCGTCGAATATCCGCGTCAATATCGAGCGGCAGGCGCGGGAAGTATTTTTCGAAGTTCTTCCAACCGAAAAGGCCCCTGAACTCGTGCAGGGCGTCCGAAGCCACAGTCAACGCCCGCATACCCTCACGAATCACCTCAGACAACGCCGTCACCACGATACTCACATCCGTGCGCACATACTCCCACTCAGCCGCCGTCGGCTCATACCCAACCGGACGGGGGAGCGTGTAGTCGATCTCGCCCTTCCCCTGATCGCACTCGAACGCTTTCGCCATCTGCCCGACCGTCATGGGCAGTTTTTTGAGCGAGTCTTTGAAGATGACGTCCGGGAATCGAATCGCGTAGAACATCCCCATGTCATCAATGAGACATGAGAAGTGATTCTCCGGGATGATATCCTTCGACGAATCCACTTCAATGTGCTTGTAACCGTGCGTCAGAGCCCAGTAGATAATGAAATTGCCGTCAAAGCGCAGGTTGTGGAAATACACGTCCAGCCCGGAATGCAGGACGCGGGCCATGAACGAATCAATAGTCGTGCCGTACTGGTACCCGCACTCAGCATTCACCTCACGCAGACACCACGCCCACACGTGAGTACTATCGGCGGCGACGTCCGCGTCCGTCTCGAAATCCGCGACCGCCACGCCGTCCAGAGGATCGCCTTTGCGACGACTGCGCCGACGGGACACGGACACTGGAAAGCTCCTTCAAATATTGATCCAACTCGGCGCGGGAATCCTCCATTCCCATGAGGAAGTTCTCGGTGCGCGACTTCAACTTTTCTTCACTCGTGCGCGGATGCGGCGATTCAAGATATTTCACCGCTTCATAGCGGAATGAAATATTTCGTGCGAGCGTCCCGTCCACCGTCCACACGAACATGAGCGTCTCATCGTCCATGCCCATAATAGTTTCCAGCAAATCCTTATCACCCGTGCGCGCCACCATATCCCGAATATTCTCACGCACCAAAGCCGCCCGCCGCGCATACCCACGCGGCAACCGAGCCTCCGCCAAATGATCCGCCAACTTCTTAGCGGCGTCATCCGATACGATCTGCTGGGGGAGAGGCAATTTACGATCAAAATGATCCTCAAAAGGATTCTTAGGCGCCTCCCACGGCGACGGACGCGTCCAAGACAGCACTTCCTCAGCCGTACGCCCGAACCCCGACCACGGCGTCGGAACCTTAGCCGTCCGCGCACGATATTCCGCACGTTCCTCATTATACCGACGCGTCTCATACGCGTACGCCGCCATATTCTTTCGAGAAATCACCGCGCCGCCGACTCCCCTGAAAAATCCCACCGACCTTGAGTTATTGAACTCAGTGAGACGCTCCAACGCGACCCGAGCCTGCGCAGTAGTCATCCTCCCCACGCGCCTGCCCGGCACACGAGGATCATACTCAGTGCCCCGAACGTCCACACCCTCGACCTTCCCGCGCATATACGCCAGCGGCCCACGCAGACCATACGTACCCTTGGCGATAGACGCCAACTTCCTCCCCGCGCGCCGATTCTCCCGGCGCACAGCATCACGAAGATCATCCAACTCACTCATAATATAACGGACGACCCGCCAATAATATTGACGGGCCGCCCATCACCTCCCTCGACTCAGGCCGAAACACTCAACGTAGTGTACTCCCGGCCCGACCTCGACGTCGCCGTACCAGGCGTCAGAGTCACAGACTCCGGAGCATCATCCGACGCGATCAGCGCGCGCGCCACAGCCAACGGGATACTGGCGCTCGATCGGTACCAGACGCCGCCCTCCGCCTGGAAATAGGCGACGTCACGGGCCTCCCCGTCATCCCCGGTCACCTCACCGATGACCGCCCTCACGCAGACGAAAGAATCGCCACTACGCGCCGCCTGATAAAGCGACTCAGCATTCGTGAGCAGAGCCAGACGATCCACGAAAGACAGGGGAGCGCCATAAGAATTGATGGACATGTTCAGTTCTCCTTCCGAGACTCGCGCCGGGACTCCCCCGGACGCGCGACCACGACGATATCGTTGTAAGCCGCCGTGACCATGATGTTCAGGGCGTGATAGACGGCTTCATCCTCCGTCATGCCCTTAATGGCATCATCCTTAGTGTAACTAAAATATCGTGTTACCGGGCACTCGAGGCACATGGCCCCAGTAACCCTATTGGTCACCATGATATGAGTCCAGCCCCGGAATCGGAATGCGATCCGGAACTTCCCACTATTGCGCCCGTACACCGAGCACTTCACACGATGCGGATCAAGCCGCTTGTCATAAAAGAGTGCGATCATGGTTTCTCTCCGATGTGGAACGGAAACAGACGAGCATGCGGATAGATCGTGGGTTCAGCCTGGAAATGCCACGCCAAATCATCCCAAGAATCACACACAACCAGCATGACATTCTGATGGTTCGCCATGCGGACCATCTTCAACTTACCATCATCCTCCCATATCCTAGCGAGATACGGCCCGCCATACGGATCAGACACATTAGCATGGCCGTGTTCGGCCACTTCCGCAATAACCTCAGATAACATTATCCGATCCCCTCACACTTATGCAAACCTCTCTAACGACCGCCTCACCGAATCACTGTGGGAGTAGACGCCCCACTCCCCACGAGGATCACTATTCGCCCCCGTGGGGGAGATGCTCACCCAATTATAGTCGGGAGACTCAAAAATCACCCACTCATAATGAAGCGGATCCACCTTCCTGTACCCCGCATCCATAAGCGCGTCAGTAACCGCTTGCATTTCCTCGGAAAGTCTGAGTGCCTGAACAAAGGCGATCCTGAACCCGGGCGTCCCGGGAATCTTGACAATAAAATCTTTCCCCAGAATCTTTACGCGCCAGAACCCGCTCTCATCACTGAACACCGCAACGTCATAATTGTTGAAATCGGCTCGAACGACCCTCGGCTCGTCCGAAACGATGCGAATATCATTGACAAACCACTTGAAAACCTGCGTCATCGCCAATCCACCATGCCCTTCCCCGCAACAACGAAATCGGTCACGGCCGCGTGCGGCCCCACAACACTGAACGGGCACGTACGGGAAATGTTCTGATAAAGAGTCGCAGTAACGCCGTCCTTATAGAATCGGCAAACCGAGTGCTTCGCATGACTCACGGGTTCCCAACCACGGTCCGCGACCCTCTCCAAGATCATGCGCGCGGAATCGGCCAACGCATTAGCCCGATCAAGAGCAGTGATCAAATCATCCGCCTCACCGCCATTCTGGTTCACCACGATCTCAACGGGCGTGAGATTGTATCGAACAATCCATCCCGTCTCATCGCGAGTGATGGAACCATGAGTATTGACACCGTTATTGAAGTGATAGACGTCGCCCGCCAGTTCGAAAGAATTGACTCCGAATGTCTCGTTAAGAATGAACTTGATCAAAGAGTCGCTAAAGGAAATCATCACAGCCCCATCATAGTAATGACACGGCTAACCATGTCACAGTACCGTCCGCCGCCAATGGCGTGCCATCCGCCAACGCGATCCTCGATAACATTAATCCGACTGCCGTACGGACCGGACAATCCGATAATCGCGTCATCGGACGGAATGCGGTTATAGATGTGATCACTCGATTCCCGAGCGACCGCTGATCGGAAGTCCTGAACAACTGCGATGAATGCCTTCATCTTATTCAAGATAAGCGTGAGGGCCGTCTCATCGTCCGAAGAGACTTCGAAGCGCTTGAAGGCATAGATCTTATTCTCGACGAAGCCGGTCCAACCATTCTCCCCCGCCATGATGAAAAAGTACCATCCGAACACGATTCGGCCGGAATAGGACCGGCTCATCGCCTTCCTCTCACTGGCGTAATCCCAATCGAGCGTCATATCATCCAGAATCTTGCTAATCACCTTTCTGTACCTCTCTGTTCGATTCCGTCACCTCTGTGGTGATGGCTTAATAATGGCACCGACGACTGCCCATGTCAACCAAGTTTCGTGTGCGGTCGGTCACCAACCGACCGGCCGGTTAATTTAGGGACAGTTTGTGACCGACGCCACGCTCGCTCGATCTTGACAAACCGTGATTGTGGTGCGCGCCATTTAACCGATCGGTTAATTAGGGTGCGTGACCAACGCCACACAGAATGCCCTTGACAGGCGCCCGCTGTGATGCGCCTCACCAGAATTGGTGTGACGTGGGCCACAAACAGCCGGCGGGTGATCCCGAGACACAACGCCGAACCCAGCCCGCCCAGATGGGCCTCAGACGCGCTGTAAGGGCCCTAGAAGCAATCGCCATGGTGGGTGTGTGTCCACGCCTAGGCCGATTTTTTCGTCCGTTCTAGGTGGGTTACAACGCGTTCTAGAGGGTGTGTGATGCAGATCATGTTACGGATGTTACAGGTGTGACGGATGGGGAAGATGTGACGATTTCTGTATATATACCCC